TTTAAATGTTTTTCAAAGAAATCAAAGTATCTCGATACTGTTTCGTTCCAAGTTTCTCTTCTTTGTTGTTCTTCATTCCATCTAGCATATCTACTAAGATGTATAAACTGTTGATAGTTAGTAGGTAGTTGTGTATTCATAGTGCAAAAGCCTCTGCAAGTTGTGTTGTTATTAATAAGAATGTTATAGAAGATAACATAAGAAATATAACAGGCATAAGAGCATCCCAAAGCTCTACCTCTACTTCTAATGTTCCGTTCATTCCGTTAGCCATCATTTGTAAAACAAGATAAATAAAACATATTAAACTTTGTGTTAGTGCAAGCCCTGCTAATATTACTGCGGCTCGTACATCTGCAGTCCACATAAAGTATGCTCCTATACCCATCCCAAAAAAAGGTATCATATATAGTAATCTTCCCATCATTTTCTCGGATCCTTGTTTAATCGTTTAGTTTCTTCGCCATACAATATAACAGCGTAATGTATAAGTTTTAAAATATCTTTGAGATAACCTTGATCTTTTCTTTTATATCTCATTGCATACTTCATTATATTACCAAGACAAAATCCTTCTCCATATCCTGAATCAAAAATCATATCTGTTGCTTGATACTTTTTATCTTTAGCATAGTGTTCTGTGTATGTACTCTTTATATAATTAGAAATAATTTCTATTGATTTATCTTCGTTAAACTTGTACTTCATTATTTAAACTCCTCTGGTAAAGTTTCTTCTGTGTACCACTTAAAATTATTTGTTTCTGCCCATTCAGCGTGTGTTCTTTTAGTGCCGTCTTTTCTTTTAGTAGCCCCTGGCATAGGAGAAAAAGGTTTCTGAAAAAGGAAGACAAGTTCCATTGTATCAGGTAAAGATTCTCTAATCCAGATGTACTTACTGTATTCTGCGTGATCCCAAAATCTTCCTTTTGCTTCTATAATAATTTTATCTTTAACAAAGTCTGGTTCATACTTTCTTTTTATAATATATTCTACATAATCAGAATGATGATCCCAGTTCTTTAATACACCTTTATGTAAATTATATTCCCATTTACTATCGTACCCTTTAGGTACTCCTTTTTCTTTTGGTCTAGCTTTTCTTGGTTTTCTTCTAGCCATTACTTAACACTTGAATCGTGATTCTTAACAAGTTGCCAGTATGTAAGAATACTATTAAACATAGCTGCGTGTTTAGAATGAGATTCTTTATCCCATATAAAAAATTTAATTGTTTCTATATTTTCTCTATCAATAAATATAGATATTCTTTCAGGATCTTTAGCCTCACATCCTTGTGCATAAGCAGACAGTTGCATACCGTGATCATCGAATACTAATTTAGTAGGCTCTTTATCTTTAATATTACTTTTAGTTTTAAAGTCTATAAAGATTCCTGATTTGGAATAAAGATCTATCTTACCTCCGTATCCTTCTTTAGCACAAAAAGATCCTTCTGCTATCCACTCTTCATCAGGATAATTTTTATCTAACCATTCTTTAATTATCTTATAAGGTTTAGATTTAGTTCCTCCTAAGAATCCTGTCTCAATCATAGCGTGTATCTTTGTTCCTTCTTTTGCTGCGTTCAAACCAATACTCTTAGCATCGTTCTTACATCTATAAAGAAAAGCATTAAAGGTTTCGTCTTCTAATTGTTTTAAAGTAATAGCAGATTTTAAAGCCTGATCTATCTTCCAGTTCTCTAAAGAAGGTTTTGCTATCATTCCTATTATAGTAGTAACAGAAGGTACTAAACCTAATTGCTTTGCATCTCTTAGTGTTGTGTTTCTTTCTTTACCGTTTACACCTATAATCGTGTACATAGGCTCACCCTCTTGGGTATACCAATGCCCTGATTCAGATTTAAATTTACTAAAAGTATCTTTTGGTTTCATAATTTTTCTTTGTGTTTATTTAAATAAGTTATAACTCTATCCAAAGTTTCTGTATTATCTTCAAATCTTCCTAAAGCATTATTACAGTTATTACATATCCATCCTCTAAACGTGTTAGTAGAATGATCGTGATCTAATACCCAAACAGATTTGTCTTGCCATCTACCGCCGTATTCTTTTAATTCTTCTTCTATCTTATCACAACAAGGACAAGAATAGTTAGGATCAAGAGGTTTAGGATACTGTTGTTTTAATTCTTTTACTACTTTAGTATGAATAGCTGTGCAATCTCTACATATAGATCTTCTTGAAGTTCCTACAGTTTCTCTAAAAGGAAACTCAGAAGTCTCTTTATAAGAGTTACATTTAATACAAACGTGTCCATCACTATCTTCTTCTTCTTTTTTTTCTTCTTCAAAAAGATGTAATTGATTAGTGTGTTTCACTCCAATCCTTCCCTATTTTATATTCACCGTCCAAAGGACAATTAAGATTTAAAACATTCTGTGTATCTCTTATAGCTTTAACTCCTAGCTTTCCTACTGTCTCTGCCTGGTCTTCTATTACTTCTATCTGCCATTCATCGTGTACGTTAGCTACAAACTTAGCGTTTAACTTTAATTCTTTTATTTGATTATATAACAAGACAAGTGCAGTCTTCATAATGATTGCACCTCCTCCTTGCAATAAAGTATTTAAAGATGAGTAAACTTTTCTTATATGTATTACCCTACCGTCTAGTGCTTTAAGGTACTTTCTTGTTTGTGCCGCTCTTTCAACAGAAGTTGTAAGATTTCCAAGCGAGGGTAGATTGCGGATAAAACTAGATCTAAGTGCTGCACCTGCTTTAGAGTTTCCTCCAACCACGCTTCCAATTTTAGCATCTCCTGCTCCGTAGATGAGTGCGTAGATGAAAGTTTTTGCCTGACTTCGTGATCCAAGTCCAGCAAGGTTTTGATTTGTTGTGTGTATATCTCCGTTGACAATTTCATTTATGTATTCCTCGTTTTTCATATAGTGTGCTAGTACTCTAAGCTCAAGACCAGATGCGTCTATTCCTACTAGCTTATATCCCTCTGGTACTGTCCAACATTCTCTGCATTCTTTACCATAAGGTTTAGTAGAACTTGGTGTCTGAGCTACGTTTGGACTTCGATGTGTCATTCTTCCTGTAATAGCTCCATTAGGTATAACAAAACCGTGTACTCTTCCCTCTTCAGATAACTCTAACCAAGAGGATACTTGTGCTACTCTTTTTTGTAGCATCATAAACTCTGCAATCAAAGTAGCTTCTGGTATGTCTTTAACTTTTTCTAGTGTAGTTTCATCTACAATAGGTTGCCCAGTAGGTGTAAACTTTTTTGGTTTCCATCCAAAGTCTATAAGGTATTCACCAATTTGTTTTCTACTAGCAAGATTAAATGTTACCCACTTCTGCCTCATAAAAGGTTTAAAGTTATTAGCTCTTAAACACTTACGCATTTCTTCATTAGTTAATCCTACTTTAGAAAGTGTTCCATCTTTTCTTATCTTAGGAGTAACTATCTTGTCATCTACCCATTTAGGTTTAAATGTTTCGTGTACTTTCTTTTCTATCTCTGCCATTTTAGAATTAAGTTTAGCAGCAAGCATAGTAGCTTTTTGTTCATCTAACATAAACCCATTAATCTCTTGCTCTTTCATTATCTTAGCAACAGAATGTTCAAGATCAACAGACTCTTGACTGAAGTTTTCTACTTGTTCAAGAAGTTTATAATAGACATCTGCATTTAACTCTACATCCTGTATACAGTACTTACCCATTTCTTCAGTATAGTTTTCCCAACTGTCAGGTTGTTGTGCTTTTCTTTTATCAGCTTCATTAGGATAAAGAATGTATCCCCAGTTTTCTAAACTGTGGCCACCAGTAAGAACAGGATTAACTAAGCGAGAAACAACGAGTGTGTCTTCAATGTGATTGGTAAGGGTAAGATCAAAATGTTTTTTAAGAACAGGGATATCAAAGCCTATGATGTTGTGTCCAATAAGGACATCTGCGCTTTCAATTAAGTCTGCTCCTTCTTGAAGTTTATCAGGAGGAAACAAATAAGTTTCCCCTCCGATAACTTTAGCAACAATACAATGAATAGTGTTGCCTTCGAGACCTTCTGTTTCTATATCAAAGATTACCTTTTTAAAACGGTGATGTGCTATCTTGTTGGGGAGAGAAATCAGATTCTGTTTCATATAGTCTTCCTGTGTCTGAATTATATTGTAGGCTACAAGCAAGTCCAGTATCCCCTGTGTATCTAGACTTTAAAACTCTTACCCTTGTTGTGTTTGCTTCTTCTGGATCATCTGCCTGTTGATTTCTTTCTAATGCTATAACACAATCAGAAAGTTGTGATATTCCTTGCGATCCTTTTAAGTGAGAGAGAGAAACTTCGATACCTTGTTCGTGTCCTTTCTCACCTGCCGCTCTTCTAAGATGTGAAACAAGTATCATACCTACTCCTGTTTCTTCTACTAAAGATCTAAGACGATTCATTAAGCTATCAATTCCTCGCCTCTCATCTCCTTCTGTCATTACATTTACTAACATATGTAAGTGATCAACTACTACCCATTCACATTGACATCCAACTATTATGTAGCGTAGCTTAGAAAATATTTCATCTATGTTTGTTGCTCCAAGATGTGCGTGTATAAATACTCTACCATCTTCTATTACATTGTCAAACATTTGTTCTAGTTCTTCATTAGAATACTTAGCTCTTTTCTCAGATAAATAGATTCTATCGTTAGCTTCAATAGATACTATTCCGTCTGCAGTTCTAAGCCAGTTCTCTTCTAGAGCCACAATGCCTACGTTATCTGTAGTGTTTTTAATAAGCCAATGTTCTAGTTCTCTAGTCACACTTGATTTACCTAAACCAGTACCGCCAGTAAGAGTAACTAACTCTCCTTTGCGCATACCATATAGTTTTTTATTTAAACCTTCCCACGGATAAGGAATACTCTCTTTGTCTTCACGCTGTAACCAATCGTTCTTTTTGCTTGACAGCTCTAGAATACCTGATGGTGTATATGTTTTAGATTCCCACCAGGCTTTGGTAAACTCTTCAAACTTACCTTGCTTGAGCATATCATTAGCATCTTTAAATCCTGTAGGAAAAGACATAATCTTAGTTTTGTTTGGCTTTAGTATTCGGGCTACTTGTCTTGCTGCTTTTTGTCCTGCATCATCATTATCAAATGCAAGTACTACATTCTCATAAGCTTCTACAAACTCTATGCTTTCTCTAATATCTTTTACAGCAGAGGCGCATCCTCTTTTAAGAGATACTACTGCCCACTTACCGCCAAACATTTGATGTACGGCCATAGCATCACACTCACCTTCGGTAATAGTTAAGTACTTACCGCCTGTGTTTCGATAAAGTTGTTCTCCAAATAATCCTGTGCCTTCAAAGTTACCACCAGAATAAAACTTCTTTGTATCTACTTCTCTTGTTTTAGTAGCAGATACTTCGTTGTTATTATAGTAAGGGTAAACGTGTTTGTTAGGGCTAGATAAAACTCCAAAAGCTTTAGCTGTTTTGAGACTAATCTTTCTATCTTCGAGAGCGTTGTAAGATCCTTTATACGAATGTAAAAAAGAATTTCTATCTGTAGGTAAGGTGCTTACCGGAGGTACAGGATTTCCAAATAATTTAGGAGGAGTCCTTTTGTTACACCCAAAACAATAGGTGTGTCCATCGTCATATAAACTGTTATTATCTTTACTACCGCAAGAGTCGCAGGGTATGTGTTTTATAAATTTGCTTTCTGATCTTGTATTCATTCTTGTTCCCCAATATTTTAAGAAAGTCTAGACACCCCATAACAACAAGAGTCTAAGGAGTACAGCTATGAGGTGTCTAGTATTAACGATTTATTTGTTAGGTTTCACTTATTCTTCGTTAGCTTCCTCCTTGTTTTTTTGTGTAGCAGGTGCATCATTATTTACTAACTCAATAATTTTGTTAGTGAAAAAGTTTAAACCTGCTTGGACTTCTTCGATATCAAGAGTTAAGTTTACTTTCTTTTGATTTAGTCTTTGTACTCTGCCAAAAACTCCTTGTGCTTCTTCTGGTAAATCCTCTACGAATATCTGCACATCATCAATAGTGACATAAGGTTTTGTTTCTTCTGTCATTAGAAATCACCTTCATCATACATACCAGATCCATCTGGCTCAACGTATTCTTTAAGTTCTAATAGCTGTATAGCTTTTAAGTCTCTTCCTTTACCAGACTTACCACTATACTCCCAAGAGTATTCACCGTATTGTACTTTGACAAGAGATCCATTACCAATTTTAGGTAGTGTATCTACACGTTGACGTTCCTCGTTAATAAGTACAGGTCGTGCATTCTGCCCTCCACCTTTCTTATCTACGTTTCTTTTAAAGTTTACAAATCTTCCGTAATCTTTTTCTTTTACAGGATGTCCACGCTGTTCAAAGTCATCTAGAGTTTCATCATCTAATACAAGATTAACTTCCCACTTGTGATCAAAAGTAGTATTAGGTGTTGTTACACTTGCGTAATAGGCGCGACCTGTAACTTCGCCAACACCACTTGCAGGATTAAAATTATTATCTGCCATTTTTTTTTACCTCGTTTATGTTACATTTAAATTGAAAGACATTTCACAATCAGTTTGTAATACATCTTTAGGTACAAATTTTAACTTAGATACATAAGAATGTACAGCATTTTCTAATCTAATTGGAGCATTATTTGAATTGACATTAAAGACTTCTGCTGTTCCTTCTTTGTTTACATTAAATAAAACAAGAAGATTGTACGCACCTCTGCGTCTAGTTTTATCTACTGCTTTCTGTATAACTTTAGTTTTATTTTGTGAGCCTGACTTTAATTCAAAAGCACAGCTCTCTTCTCTGTAGGATTCTATAGTAGTTGAGTTACCTCTAATATCTTCTAATGATTCAGGTACAAGTACAGGCTCTTCGATAACATCTTTTACTAAAGAGTCTTGAATTATTTGTAGTTCTTGTAAGACATAACTTATTTGCTCCTGTAAAGATTGATCGTTTGTTTGTCCTTGGTTTACTATCTCGTTCAATCTTTCCATATCAATATTTAATTGAGTAACAAATGCCTGAACACTTTTCTTAGACATCTTAACTTCATACTCAATAAATCTTTTGTTATCTTCTATTGATATATAAGCGTTCCGTAGTTCATTACTTGAGATTGCTTGCGCTGTTCTAGCTTTGATTTCCTGTAAGGACTTTTCTATATCGTTCAACATTGCATTAGAATAACGGATAGCTGTTTCGTTACTATCAAGTCTACTAAGAATGTGATTGGTAAAAAGATTTGCTCCAAACCCTACAATTATAAGTGTTACTACTACTGACAAAAAATGATTTCTCATACTACCTCCTTTGTTAAATGTTCCAGTTTAACTTCCCTTTATTTTTTACTCTCCAATCTTCATAGTGCTGACTTAGTTCAGCAAAAGAAGTTATATGAGGATACTTTTTTAAGTATTTCATAATCCATTTGGGAGTCATAAAAGATAAATACATAGTTCGATTAGCCATATAATAATCCTGGGTAGGTGCTAATTGATCTATGTTATCTATAGAGACCTGTGCTGCCTCTTCTTCGTTCAACAGAGTCTTTAGCCATTCTACTTGTAATGGCTTTATTCTCTTTCTTAATGCTTTAATTTTCTTTGCGTTCAATTATATTCTCCAGATCTCTATAGGGATTTTAAAGAAGTAATAGAGGGATGTCAAATCCCCCATATTACAATTCCTAAAACTAAGACTAACCAAATACATAAAGGTAAAGCTTTTATTAGATTGTCTTTATCTCTCATAAATATATACATCATATCTAACTGCATCTTCGAGTCTACATTCGCGCCAGTTTATATGTCCATTAGAGCTTGTGTACTTGTGTAGATGAGGATTCTTTTCTCCAAATCTTCCGTGTAATTTTACATAAAGTTTTTTGCTAAGATATTTATTAATAAACTTAACAGCGTTCCTAACTCCTTCAAGTTTATATTCCTGTAACGTATCTCCTTTATGAACAGTCATTACATATCTATTGGTTCTTTTCTTTTTCATTATCGTTTCCTCTTGTAGTTAAAATTAATTTCGTTTTTTTACAGCTTCGGCCATACTATCCCAACCTTCGATATCTCTTTTTAATTCCTGGAATAGAGGTTCTCTCAAGTCTTTAAGTAATTCTATAGAGTTCTCAAGTTCTGCTACTGGCATTTCGTTTACATCGTTCTCAATAGCCCATAGCGTTCCTTTAATTGCTCCATAGATGTAGTCTATCTTTTCTATTTCATTCATCTATATCTCCATATATATTAGTATAAAGTTCTATAACATCTTTATCGTCTATGTTTTTAAAACTTCTATAAGAATGAGCATAAACATAATCAAATAGTTCGTCCCATTTATTTTTAAAAGTTATTTCTCTAACATATTCCATTTCGTTTTCAACTATGGCTTCTTTCATATCTTCAATTTGCATCATCAGTTACCTTTCCTTTTCTAGTATACTTAGTTTTATCTCTGTGTGTTTTAGGTTTATGAAACTTGTCCATATTTTTTTTAACTGGATTAGGTTTCTTCATCACTTACCTCATCAAATTGAATATTTAAAACAAGCCCTTCTTCATCCATCGCAGATATTTTAGAATATTCTATTGGTATCCCAAGTTTTCTTAATTCTTTTGAAATTGTTTTTTCAATTTGTTTTTCAGTTATTCCAAACACAAGCACCTCCGTTCAATCAAGTAATATCATATATGCATCTGGCTCATTTGTAATAAACCAATCTAAACCTTTGCGCATTGTATCGTAGTCATTAAATCTTTCAGCACCCATAATAGTATCGTAAACTGCAACAGCATCAGCAGGTATGGTAACTTTTTCACCAGTAAATCTATTGGCTACTTCAACAGGTTTTGTATCTAATACTCTACAGTCAAAAGGTAATTTACGCTTTGTCATTTTCTATCCTCCTATTTCTTTCTGCATTTAAATTCACAACATTATCTAATTCTTCTGAATAAATCTCTGCTTCATCGTGAGAAAACTCCCAATCTTGTTCTTCCATATAACCCATTTCTTCAGCGTCTTCCCAGTTCTCTGCTTCTACAAAACATTCCTCTATTGTGACAGTTCTTCTTTCTAATTTAAATTCTTTTAGTTTACTCATCTGTGTACTCCTTTAGTTCACTAGCTAACCCAGTTAATCTATCTGAAATCCAATGTAAACTGCCTTCAACTTTTGGATTATATTGTTTATTTAATAATTTAAATGCTCTAACAAAATGAATAATATCCATATTAAGTATGTCTGTTTTCCCTGATGTTTTAGAATTGTAAGTGTAAGATTCTTGAACATCCCAAGGTGCTTTTCTTTCTTCACACATTTGGTTTATCTCTAATAGTTTTTTAAGTTTCATTTGTTACTCCTTAGTGTTGTTAAAAATTCTGGGTAGTTTTGATTGTATAACCTTAACTTGAATTACCAATGTATCCGACTATATAGCAGACTACCAACTGCTAGTATGTTTACCTCAACAATGTCAACGAACAGGAAGTGCATTGTATTCTTCCGTATCCTTTTGGTAAACTCTCTTCTCATAATTAATCTTCCTCATCATCCCACTCAAACTTCCAACCAAGTTTAAGACATAGTTTTTTATATACCTCTCTACCGCCCATTGTTAAACTTTGATAATCCCAACCTAAATCGTCTACTAAATTTTTTATTTCTTCTAATTCTTTTTTAGTCATAAAGCTACTCCGTCTGCGTTGTAAGACCAAGTAATCTTTTCGCTTTCTTCTTTATGTTTTATACCTTTTAAGATATGAGCGACCACATCTACTGTCCACCCATTGCCTAACATTTTATATCTCTGAGTATTCGATACTCCCTCTGTGTATCCATCGGGTACTGTTTGTAATCTCTCACATTCAAGAGGTGTTAATTTTCTCCAAGTTAATTCATCAACAATTACTTTAGGTTCTCTATGACCACCGCCCATTGTTGTAAGTGTTGGTGCTTTGCCTTTAGGACTATAAACTCTTTTGATTATGTCGTGTCCTTTTAAGTCTGCTTCACCTACTTGGATACATTTATTAATAATTTTAGGTACTGTACCTTTTCCTGCGTGAGCAGTAAGAGTAGGGGATTTTCCTTTAGGACTATAAACTCTTTTTAGTATATCGTGTCCTTTAATATCTGCTTCGCCTACTTGTATACACGCACCAAAAGCTGATTTTAATTCGGGAACACGAACAACTACATTATCTTTTTGTACTGTGGTTAATGAGTTTGTTTTATCATCAGGTCTGAGTTCTAATTGTTGTTTAATCTTTCCGTCCTTATCATAGCGACCACGAATAGCACCGCCTTTGTTATTGAATACTAATTGTCTTCTGTGTTTCTCAAAGTAACTTTTAAGATTCCCACCCTTAAAGTAATTAGCATCAAGACAATGTGATTTCTCTCTGTCTGTTACTCCGTCCTCTAGAATATCAGCAAGTACAATTCCTTTATCTTTAGGCATATCAAAAGGAATGTTAGTCCAATATAATCTGTGACGATTTTGTGCGCTTACTAAGTTTGAATTGATTGCTATTGGTTCAACTCCGAGATACTCGCTGATAACATCCTGACTTTCTTTTTTCATCCTTACATTTTCAAGTAAGAAATATTTTGGCTTGAGTATCTTTAAGACTCTGACAAAATCAAAAAACAATTTAGATCGGGAATCTTCAAAGTTT